TCCCGTCAACAGCAGCCGGCTACCGCCTGATGTTTGCCGCCAGCCTCTCGGCCACGTTCTGGCTATTCGCCACCCTTGCTGGTGGTGTCGTTGCTTTGTCCTTCGTTCGTCGTGAGCTGCGGCCATGAGTCTCTGTGTTGAGGTCGTAGCCGATTCGATCCGTGTGGTTGGCGAGTACTCGCCTGCCTGCGCCGGTTACGCGCTCATGACTGCTGAGGAATACGCCGCAACGCCGACGCTGGCGGCTCTTTTTGCAATGCCCGATCCCGAGACGATCCAGTCAGCTTTCATGGCTGGGTTTTCTCTGCCCCTGATCCTCTGGCTGACCGCCTGGGGATTCGGCGTTGTTGTGAGTTACATCAACTCACGCGCCGAACCATTAACCGTCGAGGAGTAACACCGCATGGATTTTTCCGCCATCACCGCTGCTGTATCCGCTGAAACCATCGTCGCCGCCATCACCGCGATTGCCGCAATCAAGGTCCTGCCGGGCGTTGCCAAGTGGGGCTTTAACAAGGTTATCGGCTGGTTCCGCTAACCGTTGCTGCACTGCTAGAGGCTCCTTCGGGGGCCTCATTTGTTTCGGGGGTTCTACATGCTCATTCAGTTCGGTCTGTTCTTCTGGGGTGCATTATGCGCGGTCGCCATCATCGTTGGTTTTTCAGCTTCTTAATTCCAGTGCTGTTTTGGCATGCTCCTGCCAGTGCCCAAACGTATTACTGGATTTTTAATAACAGCAGCTTAAATCAATATCCTGATAAGGCTGCTGCCTGCTCTGCCGGATCAACTCCGAATTTAAAATATCTCCGTTCTGAAGATGTCTCCGAAATTAGAGCCCAGTGCGTATATCAACAATGCTGGGCCTCTCAATATTCTGTCGATTCTTGCCCGTTGTTTAACGGTTCGGTCAACCTCGTTGAAAAGAAACAGTATTACGTTGATCGTCGCGGTACGTCTTGTCCTGAAGGCACCGAATATGATCCGTCAATCGGCTCCTGCTCTGCGCCTGACAACGCATGTTTGGACAAGGAAGGCCAAGATATGAACTGGTCTAAGTCTGGCACGTCCGATGACGGGTTTGGCATGACCAGGGAGATTAACGGAAAGCCCATGTTCTTTCCCGGTATGAGGGCCTGCTTTTCCGGTTGTGCTGTTGAGACTACCCGACGAGACTGTGTTGCGCGCGTCAATGGCAACTACTTTTGCCGGGGCACTGGTAGATATACAGGCGTTGAATGCCCGCAGGGCGCTCCCACTGGTTCCGATCTGGTGCCTGAAGACACTATTGAGACGCCTGAGCCGCAGAACCTGAAGGATGAGCAGCCGTGCATCTATGCTGCCGATGGTTCGAAAGAGGTTTGCACTTCGAGCAAGACCGACGAAGTTGAAGGCCAGATTTGCGCCACTCTCGAGGACGGTTCCGAGTTCTGTACGACCAAGCTGCCCGAGAAAAACGGGATCGACATTCGCACCGAGGTTACGAAAGAGATTCTTGCGGATGGCTCGGTTAAGACGACCAAGAAAGACATCGCGACCGTGACCAAGTGTGTCGGCGTGAACAACTGCACGACTACCAAGGCTGAGACCACCAAGACCACTACCGAGGACGCCAACGGGAACAAGACCGGCGAATCGTCCACTTGCAAGGGTGAAGCCTGCCCCGGTAAGGGCAACCCGGACAGTGACGGTGACGGTGTAGGTGATTGCACCGGTGACGATTGCGGCGCTGGTGGCGGGGGAGAGGGTCAGGACTGGTACACGCCGACCGGCGATACGTTTGGATCCGTGCTGACCGAATTCGTCGGCAAGGTCCAGCAGACCCCAGTTGCGTCGCAGACCAGCAGCTTTCTGACGTTCCGTGCTACGGGCTCCTGTCCTCGCTGGTCGGTCTCGGTTTGGGTCTTTGATATCGACATTGATCAGCTATGCAACGGCGATATCCCATGGAATGCCATCAAGGCCGTCATTCTGGCCGCTGCTGGCTTCTTCGCATTCCGCATTGCTCTGCTCTGAGGTGACCCATGGAATTCTTCACGCTGGCCTTCTGGAAAGGTCTTTGGGACGACGCCACCGAGTACCTGGACGACAAGCCCGTCGCGATCCTCAAGGACCTGCTAGACGCCATCGTCTCGGTACTCGAAACGATCACGCCGCCTGACTTCATGGATACGCCCATCTCCGACCAGATGGGCCCTGTTATGGAGTTCATCGGCTACTTTATGTCCGAAGCAGGCTTGACGCAGGCATTCGCGATGATTGCCTCTGCCTACATGTTCCGCCTCGGCCGCAAGGCCATCACGCTCGGGAGGTGGTAACCGATGGCCATTCACTTTCATGAAGGTCTTCCAGGTGCTGGCAAAAGCTACGAGGCGTGCGTCTTTCACATCCTGCCCGCCCTGAAAGCTGGACGTCAGGTTGTTACCAATATTCGTGGCATCAACTGGGAGAAGTTCGCCGAGCTGCTGGACGAGCCTGTCGAATACGTCCGCATGCTGCTGATCTACGTCGAGCCTGCCGAGCAGGATGGCGCAGCCGGTGACGTTGAGCGCGTTAAGAACGAGTTCGCCGACAAGACGCCTGACAACGCGATGATTGTTTGGGATGAAATCCAGGACTACTTTCCCAGCGGGAACTATAAGCTCCCGCTCAATCAGCAGAAGTTCTGGACCGAGCATCGTCACCGAGGGCTCGAAATCGTCATCATGGGTCAGGACCGCGATGACGTTCACAAGATCATCCGCAGCCGGATCGAGGACATCATCTACTTCCTCAAGCTTCAGGCCATCGGACGCCCCAACCAGTACAAGTGGGAGCAGTGGCAGAAACAGGCTAAGGGAAAGTTTGTCAAGATCGGCTCTGGCGTGCGTTCCTATGAAACGAACTACTTTGGCCTCTACTCCAGTCACCGACGCGAAACGGTCAAGGGTAGCGTCTACCAGACCGAGCGCACCAACGTGCTCAAGAACTCCAAGCTGCTCTCGCTGGGCGTGCCGTTCGTCTTCGTCGGCGCTTTCTATGCCGTGTATCACCTGTATGGATTTTTCACCGGCACGGGTGGCGCGGTTGCCTCGACTCAGCCGTCGCAAGCTGTCACCGTCGAGCGGCCGCAGCCATCGGCCGGCCTCACCAATCCAGAGCCACCGAGCATGCAGGCATCTGCCCTGGTCACTGCCAAACCTGAGCATGCCGATCAGACTGCCGAAGCCCTGCCGCCGCCAATCGACTACCTGGACAAGATGGCCCAGCAGTATCAGATCAGGGCGACCGCCATCATGGACAGCGACAAGCCTGGACGCGAACTGATGGGCGAGATCGAACTGCTCGACTCGTCCTATCACATCAAGGAACGCTTTCGCGTGAGTGAGATTCAGGCCCTGGGCTGGACTGTGACCAGGACCGGATACGGTCTCTTGCTTGAGAAACAATCCGTCGCCTACGTCGCCAGATCGTGGCCTATCGACATCCGTGGCCGTGTCGATCGACGCACCGTCGATAGCCTTGGAGCTGATCGCATGGGCAGAGGTGCCCAGTTCGAGGGTTCCTCTACTTCGGATATTGTCGTGGTCGGATCAGGCAAGCCCGGCCATTTATGGTAACGTTACTATATCTATTGCACGCTCTGCTCTGATAGCAACATGCAATTATCACATTTGCGGTAACGTTACTATAATTAGGGCACGAACCAAGGAGACTGTGATGAAACGCCTTAACCTGCTCCCCGCTTTTAACGATTTGTGCCACTTTCTAGGCCGTGACAGAACGAGCCTGTTAAATGAAGTGCTCGAAACCTACCTAGACGACGCGATCAACGGCGAGCTAAAGCCGGACCGGCTGCGCGGTTTCGCACAAGCCCTGTATGCGGCTGGGCTTTTGCAAATCGAGGACTTCGATGATGTAGACGTTGCAATCTGGAAAGCTCAGGAAGCGGCAGCATGATCGACCCGACAGATAAAGCTACTCATCCACTCCCCCTGGATGAGCCTCCCCAGCGCAAGCGCCGTGGTCGCCCTTCGACTGGTAAAGCCATGACGCCAGCCGAGAAACAGCGCGCCTATCGTGAGCGCCAGAAGTTAGCGCAAGGTAACGTTACGTCAAAGCTCGTTCCCGGTGCCGTTCTGCTTACGGAGGCTGAGAACACTGCCATTGTTTGTATGCTCCAGGACAAGGCCCGTGAGATTGCGGTTAGGCGTCTGTCTGGTGGTCCAGTCACACCCGATCAGCTAGAACAGCAGGTCTGGTTATCGACCTTGGCCAGCAAGGTTGCGGCATCGTCTCCGAATTCCCACATGTATCAAGGCAGTTGAAAATGGAAAATTCCATGTCCTTCTTGGGATACTGGCTTCTTTTTGTCGTCGTTCTCGCCATAGTCGCTGATATCGGCAATACGCTTTTAGATTCAAAACGTGACAATCACTGATTTCTCCCTTGGTCAGGGGGCAAACCGCAAGCCGCAGCGGCTTTTTTCGCTCGCTTCATCGCGAAAAAAACGAACGGGTGAGGATTTGAGGCGCTTGCGCCGACCCTTGACCCTCCTCCGACCAGATCAAGCTTAGGTCATAGGGCAGGGGAAAGCTTTTCTCCCCTGCCCTCTGACCCTCTGGCGAAGAGTGGGATGACAAGGGCAAAGCCCTTGGTGTTGGATAGGCGACACGGAGCCGTTAAGATCGCTTGACGGCAAGGCAATAAAAAACCCCGCGAATTGCTCGTTTGCTTGCCGGCTAAACGATTCGCGGGGCTCGGACGGTCGAGGTCCTGAAGTGGATTCTATAACAGAAAGCGCCCAGGCGCGAAAGGCGCATCCGGGCGGGCCCGCAAGCGAAGCGCGGGCCGCCGGAGGCGCCCTTGTTACTACTGCGAAATTCGCGGCCAGAATTAAGGAGGTTGTCGACCAGAAAACCGGGGAAATTCAACGGTTTACGTTCGACAACAAGCGTCGTGAGTTTGTACCCGAGTTCACGCCAGAACAGGCCCGCGAAGCGCGTTTTTCGCTCCAGGACGCCGCTCGGCGGCTCCTGCCAGATCATCGCGTCAGGCACTGCATTCGGACGCTCACGAACAAGGACGGCTATGTCGGCATCCTGAAGGACTCCGCCACCGGCAAGGCTCACTACTCGGGGCTCCAGACCTGCTCCTCTGTCTGGTCCTGCCCGATCTGCTCCGCCAAAATCTCGGAACGTCGCAAACTGGAAGTGCGTCAGGCAATCGACACGCACATTTCAGCCGGTGGCGGGGTCGAAATGGTCACGCTCACTGTGCGCCATGCGCGCATGGATGTGCTTTCCGAGCTTATGGGCAAGCTCCGTGTAGCGACCAAGAAAATGCGCGAGCATCGCGACTACAAGCACCTTCGCGAGTTGTTCGACGTGGTGGGTTCGATCCGGGCCTTAGAGGTAACGCACGGTAACGCCAATGGCTGGCACCCACACTTCCACGAACTCTGGCTTTTCCCCGAGCCGCTGACGGTTCGCCAGCGCGCCATGCTTCATCGCCTGCTGTTTGCCGTCTGGAAAACCTCGTCGGTTGCTGCTGGTCTTCCGGCTCCGTCCAGGGAGCGTGGCGTGCACATTCAGCAGGCCGAGTCGGCTGCGGAGTATGTCGCCAAGTGGGGCACCGAACCCCGATGGGAAGCGGCCAGCGAAGTAACGAAGGCGAACTCCAAGCGCGGGACTGGCAAGGGTCGCACGCCGTTCGATTTGCTGCGCTCTTACGCCGAAGGCGATGCCCGTTCCGGCGCTCTGTTTGCCGAGTTCTCGGCGGCATTCAAGGGCTATAACCAGCTTCGGTGGACGCCCGGCCTTAAGGCGCTTTTCCAGATCGCGGACCAGACCGATGAGGAAATCAACCAGGAGGAGATT